GCATATGAAATGGGTAAAGAAAAATGGATGGGGGAAGCTGTAGACGTAGTATGGCTAGATGAAGAACCACCAGGACCAATATATAGCCAAGCATTAACAAGAACTGCAGATAGAGGTGGTATTGTATTTATGACCTTTACTCCTGAAAACGGAATGACAGAAACAGTTGCACAATTTGTAAACAATTTAAAACCAGGGCAAGCATTACAACAAGCTGGATGGGACGATGCACCTCATATGACAACAGATGTAAGAGAGCAAATATTAGCTGCTTTGCCACCACACGAAAGAAAAATGAGGGAACAAGGTATACCACAACTAGGTTCTGGTCTTGTATTTCCTATTTCAGAAGATGATATAATATGCGACCCAATAGAAATACCTACATATTGGCCAAGATTATGTGGCATTGACTTTGGGTGGAATCACCCTACTGCTGCTGTGTGGATTGCATGGGATAGAGATGCAGATATAGCATACGTTTATGATAGTTATGCTATGCGACAGGAAGCTGTGCCTATTCATGCATCTGCAATAAAAAGTCGAGGAAACTGGATACCAGTTGCGTGGCCTATGGATGGAAGACAAGCAGATAAAGGTTCTGGTAAATCGCTTACAGAACAATATAGAGCAGAGGGTTGCAATATGTTGCGAGAACATTTTAGCAATCCACCATCGCAAGGACAAAAAGACGGCACAGGTGGCAATTCAGTTGAAGCTGGAATACAAGAGATGTATACTCGTATGCAGACAAAAAGATTGAAAATATTTAAAAATCAAGATAAACTATTACAAGAATTACGTATGTATCATCGTAAAGACGGAAAAATTGTACCGATTAATGATGATGTTATTTCTGCAATGAGATATTGTGTTATGTCGTTAAGGAAATCTCGAATAAAAAATTACGAGCCAACGTATATTCAAGCAGAATCAGATTTTAATGTTTTTGCATAGGAGCTAAATATGCCAAGTGGTAAAGGAACTTACGGAACTAAAAAAGGTAGACCGCCAAAGAGGAAACCTAAATGAAAAAAAAACCAGGGTTATACGCAAATATTAATGCAAGAAAAAAGAAAGGTATAAGTAGACCTAAATCTAAATCTACAATTAGTCCAAAAGCATATGCAAATATGAAATCAGGATTTAAAAAAGGAAAAACTTAATGGGTGGAGTAGCAAGAGTAATATCAAGTGTTTTTAAAGCGCCAGTAAAATTATTTAAAACTGTTACAAAAACATTAAATAAAGGCAATAAAAAAAGACAAAGTGTAATATCACAAGCACCAGCTTTGCAAGAAGCAACTAATCAAGCTAGAAGAACATCAATGTTAGGAGGAGGAGGAACTAGCACTTTAATGTCAGGTTCTTCAGGTGTTACAGAAGAAGCTAAAAAAGCTAGAACAACTTTAGGCACATAATGATAAAAGTTATATCAGACGAAAAACATAAAGAATTTTATTTGAATTGGGTAAAAGAAAGAGTGCCAGTACCAAATCAACAAATAGAAAATTATTCGTATCAAGCATTTGAAATAAATAAAAAAACAGTTGCAGTAATTATATTTGCAGATTTTGACGGCAATAATATGTTTATACATTTAGCTATAGATGATAAAAAAGCTGTACAAAGAAGATTTATTAAACTAATGTTTAATTATGTGTTTGTACAAAGCAAAGCAAATAGAGTTACAGGTCAATGCGACAATGATAATGACAAAATAAAAAAATTAATGGAAGGAGTTGGTTTTAAAAAAGAGGGAGTTGTAAGACAAGTTATGGAAACAGATACATCTGCAGTATACAAAGATGCAGCAATATATGGAATGTTAAAAGAAGAATGCAGATGGATAGGTAAATAATATGGGTTTTTTTAAAGGTTTATTCAGCACACCAAAAGTAAAAACAGATAACAATGCTATGTCACAAGCTGACGCAGATTTAGCAGAAGCAAAACGAAAAGAAAAAGAACAACGAGATAAAAGTTTACGTGTAGCTGCTGGTGGGCGACAATCTTTAATACAAAGTAATATTACTGAAGACGCATCTGTTAGCAAAACAACTTTGGGTGGATATAGTTAATGGCTTCTTATGATTATGTTACAAAAAGATTAGCAGGTATGGCTTCAACAAGACAAACTTGGGAAGACCATTGGCAAGAAATACTTGACTATGTAATGCCAAGAAAAGCTGATATTACTTTTCAAAGAACAAGAGGGGAAAAAAGAACTGATATATTGTTTGACTCAACAGCTATTACTGCTAGTAATTTATTGGCAGCTTCTTTGCAAGGCACATTAACTTCACCTTCATTGCAATGGTTTCATTTAAAATTAAAAAACACTGATTTAAATTTAGACAGAGAAGTACAATTATGGTTAGAAGATTGTTCTAAACGTATGTACGACATGTTCAACGAAACTAATTTTAATTCAGAAGTACATGAATTATATTTAGACATATGCTCTATCGGAACAGGAGCTTTGTTTGTTGAAGAAGCCAAATCAGGCGTTCTTGATGATGGCATACATTTTAATTGTTTACATATTGCAGAATATTACATACAAGAAAACACGTCTGGTTACGTGGATACTTTATATAGAAAATACAAATTATCTGCTAGGCAAGCTGTTCAAGAATTTGGTGTAGAAAATTTAGGAGATAAAATTACTGCAGCTTTAAAAGATAAACCAGACAAAGAATTTGTTTTTATACATGCAGTAGAACCAACAGTAGATTATGAAAACGCTGGAGGCAAAGTAGGAACAAAACTTCCGTTTCATTCTTGTCATGTTTGCATAGAAGATAAAATGATTGTTAGAACAGGAGGATATTACGATTTTCCTTATCTTGTTCCTAGATGGTCTAAAGCAACAGGCGAAATATTTGGACGTTCACCATCTTACAATGCATTACCAGATATTAAAACACTTAACAAAGCAGTAGAAATAGGACTTAAAGCATGGGCAAAAGCTATTGACCCACCATTACTAGTACAAGATGATGGCGTAATAGGTAAAGTTAGAATGACACCTGGTGGTATAACAGTTGTAAGAAACGAAGCTGCTATTACACCTTTGCAAATTGGTAGTAATTGGCAAATAACAGATTTAAAAGAAAACCAACTAAGAACAGCAATACGTCAAGCATATTATTCTGACCAATTACAATTACAAGATGGTCCACAAATGACTGCTACAGAAGTACAAGTCAGATACGAACTTATGCAAAGATTACTTGGACCTACACTTGGTAGATTCCAATCTGAATTTTTAAATCCACTTATAGAAAGAGTATTTGGAATTATGATTAGAAACCAAGCGTTTTTACCAGCTCCAGAAATAATACAAGGTCAAAAAGTAGACGTAGAATTTGTTGGACCATTAGCACGTTCACAAAGAATGGAAGAAGCAACAGCAGTTGAAAGGTTGTATGAAATGACAATGTCATTAGCACAAGCTGACCCAACTGTGTTAGACATAATTAATAATGACGTAGCAATAAGAATGAGAGCAGAATTACTTGGAGTTCCGAAAAGTGTTTTAAGAGGTATTGACGAAGTAGAAGAAATAAGAGAACAAAGAGCAATGCAACAACAAATGCAACAAGAAATGATGATGATGCAAGAACAAGCAAATGCTACAAAAACACAAGCTGAAGCAGCGCAAACAGCATCAGACCCGCAAGTTCAAGAAATGATGGCACAAGCTGAAGAACAAATGTTAACAGAAGAGCAAGCTGCAGAAATGGAAGAAGAACCTGTAACACAATGATAGATACTGCAGACAAACAATTAAAGCAATTACAAAGTGATTACGAAACCGCTTTTAATACAAAAGAGGGTGAAAGAGTTTTAGCTGATTTAGAATCAGCTTATTATCATAGGAGTTCTTTTTCTAAAGACCCTTATGAAACTGCTTTTAACGAAGGACAAAGAGCAGTTATTGTCAGAATAAAAAATCTAATACACAGGAGGAATAAATAATGTCTGACGAACAAATGACCACCGAATCGCAAGATAGCCCGCAACCAACAGAGCAAAACTCTAACTCTGTTCTTGGGTCTAGTAAAGTAGGTGATAATCAGGATTGGAGGGACAATTTACCTGAAGAATTAAAAAACGAACCTACACTAGAAAACTATAAAGATGTTGAATCTTTAGCAAAAACTGTTGTTCATCAACAAAAAATGATGGGGAACAGAATACCTATGCCTAAGACTGATGAAGAAAGGGCAGAGTTGTATGAAAAACTTGGTAGACCAAAAGATGCTGCAGAGTATGCAGTTGACATACCAGAAACGCATCAACAATATTTTAAAGAAGAAAGTATGGGTGAATTTAAAAACGTTGCCCATAAAATTGGTTTAAATAATGACCAAGTAAAAGCTTTAGTAGATTACCAAGTAGAACAAATAAACAACGAATTGCAATTACAAGGTTCGGGTTTAGATGTGCAACGAACAGAAGTAGAAAAAAACCTTAAACAAGAATGGGGATTTGACTATGATAAAAATTTACGTTCTGCGCAACGGGCTTTGCACGTGTACGGAGACGATGATATAAAAGAATTAATGAACACAGAAATGGGCAATCATCCTGCTGTAATTAAAATGTTTTCAAGATTAGGCAAAGAAATTACAGAGGACATGGCACAAAATACGCAAAATAATAGTT